CTTCGCACCACCCTTCGAAGAGCCTAAACCAAACTCCGGCGAGATCGAGATCGCCGCCCAGTCGTAGAGACGATCGCCGATGCGATACTTCTCCAGCGCCGCCGGCGAAATCTCACTCCCGAGATCGTCCGAGAGACGTCGCGCGACGATGAGGTCGCGCGACTCGAGGATCGGACGCTGCTCGCTGGGGTCGAGCGACGGCCACAGGTAGCCGCGCTTCCCCTCGCCGACGAGCAGTCCCTTCAGTTCATCGGTGCTCTCGGTATTCCCGTCCACGTCGATCTGCCACGTCGTCGACCCGCCCAGCGGTGTCTTCACGCGGACCAAATCCATCTCCCGCATCTGCTCACCATCCAGATTGCTCTGGATGATGCGTGCCTGCCGACTGTTCGGCTGAAGGCACGGGTAGGCGACCTCTGTGGTCGCCGTCGCAATCGCTGTGGTAGCCATTTGTGGCATACTCCTGTCGTGTAGATCAGACCATCAACCTCTGCGTCACCCGACCGTCGTGTGCCGCAGTTTCGGCGAGACGAACTCGCCGACGATCCCGTCGAACTCCGTCCCAGCCGAGTAAGGCAGGCTGGGGTCCGTCCCAGCCTCTCGTGCCCTCTCGGTCAGCAAGGCTTTCAGCCTTGCTGTGTTCACCTGCGTGACCGCCTCCAGCAGCCCCGCCGATCGGGCGGCCTCCATCACCGCCTCCTTTCGCGCCTCCGGCGCAGAGAACGAGTGTGTCCACTCGATCCTCCAACTCCTCCCTGCCGCCCGGACTCCGTCCAAGCGTTGTCCCTGAAACTCTTCGATCGCGATCGACTCGTAGTGGTCGCGCTTTTTCTTGAGCGCGTCGATCTGGTCGTTGAGCGCGGCAACCTGCTTGTCAATCGCCGTGATCTCAGCGAGCGCCGTTTGCAGTGCCGGCGCGTCGTTCATATCCGTCGATGATGTCACTGAGCACCTCCCTTCGATCCCTCAGAGCCTCGTACACGCGGCCGTCCACCGTGGAGCGGCCGTCGATTGTCGCCACTAGATGCCAAATAGACACCTTGCGTTCCTGCCCGGGGCGATGCAGACGCGCAACCGCCTGAAGGTATTCAGCCAGTGAGTAGCCTAGCGAGAAGAAGACCGCGAAACGTGCCCGCGTCAGATCGATCCCGATGCCGCCCGACTGAATCTGCACGATGAGCACGTTCGTCTTCCCGGCCTGCCAGTCGGCGAGATCGTCTGCGGAGCCGCTGAGTTCGCCCCACGATCGCTTGAGCCGCTCACACGCGGCTCGCGCCGCCACGATGTCGCTCCTGAAGCGACAGAACACGACCCACGGCTCGTCAGCGGGGGAATCCCACAGCATATCCTCGAGGACTCCGGCCTTCGCGGGGTCGGCGACAATCTGCCTCGCGAGGCTCTCGCCGTCATACGTCACCGCACCACCGCAAACCTGTTGCAGGCGTAGCAGTTGGACGAGAGCGTTCGCCGGCGTGATCGTGCCCTGCTCGAGCACAGCACAGAACTCACGCTCGATCTCGCGGTAGACCTTCGCTTCCTGCGGCGACAGGTCGCACGGCAGGTCGATGAATTGTATTTGTGGGAGGTCTAGAACATCAGCGGCCACCGCACGGTGCGTCGTGGCGGCCACGCGGCGATGAGCGTCGTCGAGGTTCTTGTAGCCGATGACGAAGTTCTGGCCGGGGGCGATCATCGCGTACCGGGCCTTGTGCAGCGTGTACGTCGTGCCGAACGTCTGGCATTCAGGACTCTCGACGGCTCGCCAGATGCCGTAGCAGTCGAGGACACTATGCGGGATCATCGTGCCGGAGAGTCCGATCTTCACGGCCTCGGCGTTCTTTTTGCACACCCGGCTCGCCCAGCGGCTCGCAGCCCCGCTCGGACTCTTGAGCCGATGCACCTCGTCCCAGACGATCGCCGACCACTTGGTCTTCTCGATGATCGGCATCCGCCACGCCGTCTCGTAGTTGACTACGAAGACCACGGGCGTGCGATCGGCGAGCGCGGCCTCGACCTGCTTGACCTTCTGGGCGCTCGTGCCCTTCGTGAGGGCGACGACGCGGACGTCAGGCCACCAGAGGCTGCATTGCTTGACCCACGCCGCGATCACGGCCTTCGGGCAAGAGACAAGCACGGAGAACCCGCCGCGATCGCCGCGAGCCATGCGGCGCCTCAGAATCTCGATGGCCGTGCGGGTCTTGCCGCACCCCATCTCGTGGTGGAGCAGCACCGCGGTGCGGTCCTCGCTCCACTTGATTGCGTCGCGCTGATGCGACCACAGGCCGTCCATGCCGCTCCTCCTTGGCGGGCGGCATGGTACGCGGCTGCTAGGCGGCCAGTCAAGAGAAATCCCGAGGCCGCCCCACCTTCCCTCCGGCGTGCTGCTGCTGCCTCACGATCTTCGCGTTTTCGAGGCAGGACTTCCTCGAGCAGATGTAGACCGCTCGGTGCCGCGTGAGGACTTGATCGCGTGAGTGGAGCCGCCTGCCGACGATGTCGCCGGCCTTGATCATCCGCGGCACGAACGACGGGTGGACGCCGAGGATGCCAGCGGCCTCGCGGACGCCGATGGCGTCGCCGAACGCGATCGGCTCGTCGATCGCCGCGAGTTTGCGCAGCATCGGCTCGCGAAGGTGAATCCACGCGCGCGGCCGGCGGTCGTTGGTGCCGCCGCGTGCCTGCACCCTCTCGTCGTACTCGCGGTAGTTCGCGTCGCACTCCGTGCCGTTGTAGAGCACGAACGCCCGCTGCCCAGTGCCGGCGCCCTCCATCTCGCTGGCCGACAACCAGCCCTTCGACAGCATCCTCGCCGGCACGGACCAGTGCAGGCCCATGATGGCGGCGGCCTCGTGCGGGCCGACGGCCTGATTCACGGCCTGCCGAATTTCGCTCTCTGTCAGTCGTCTAGCCATCGATCGCATCCTCTACGTGTCCGGCGGCAAACTGCTGCCGGTTGGGTGGATTTTGACGGCGGGAAAGGTGGTTGGCAAACTCCGGTTGACAAGATGCAATGGAGGCGGCAACACTCTAACTCCGAGGCGGCTGGACACACCCTCAGAAACGCGAAAGGAGTCGATAAATGCCCATCCAACGTGCCTATATCGCGGTGATTTCGTGGATCGACGGCGACGTCGAGGACGCCGATGAACTCAGGGTCTTCGCCGAATCGGCCGAACAGGCCAAAACGCTCGCCCGGGAAGTCTGGCTCCGAGCCAAGTCGCCCCGGTGGCCGACGTGCCGGATCACCTCGGTGGAGGCTTTCCCCCCTGCGAGGCTCTCGACGCTTGCGTGATCGGAAGGGTGGTGTCACCCTCCGCAGTGAGGTTGCAACATGACTCACACTCTCCTGTCTGTACTCCACGATCTGTACGTGCCGCTCAGGTCGCTCTGCCCAAGAAGCGTCGAGAACTACGAATTCACGATTCGTGCGTTTTCGACGTTTCTTGGGCGAGAGGCGACTCTGGACGACCTCGACGAACTGACCGTCGCGAGGTACCTAACCAATCGCGTCAAGGAGCGCGCGATCGCCACGGCCGCGAAGGACCGCGCCCAACTCCGCGCACTCCACGAGTTCAGCGTTCGCCGCAAACTTTGCGACCACTGGCCTCAGTATCCGCCGATTCGGGTGCCCGACCGCGTGCCGGAGGCGTGGTTCTCCGGCGAGATGCAGAGGCTTCTTGACAGTGCTGGTCAAGAGAAGACGGTCCTCGACGGCATCCCCGGCGGCTTGTGGTGGCGGGCGCTCCTGCTTCTGGCCTACGACACGGCCGAGCGTGCGACCGCTCTGACGAGCCTCCGCTGGAGGAACGTCAGAGGCTCATCGGTCCTCTTCGTGGCCGAGGACCGCAAGGGCCGTCGCCGCGACATCCTCCGCGAGATCGGCGAAGACACTCTGGCGGCGCTTGAAGCGATCCGTGGCGACCGCGGGCCTGACGACCTCGTCTTCCCGTGGCCTCGGACGAAGACGTACCTCTGGCGGCGGCTCGAGATCATCCTCGAGCGAGCCGGCCTGCCTCACGGCCGAAGGGACAAGTTCCACAGAATCCGCCGGACGACCGCGTCCTACTACGAGGCCGCCGGCGGCTCGGCGCAGCGGCTTCTTGACCATTCCGACCCGGCGACGACGAGGAAATACATCGACCCGCGGATCGTCAGGCCGCAGGCTGCGCCGGAACTGATCCCGAGGGTGTCGTGACCGACATCGTGACACGCCTGCGCCGGTGGACGCACGCCGTGGACGCTGCACCGGCGAGCGACCTGATGGACGAGGCGGCGGATGAGATTGAGCGGCTTTTGCGAATCATCAACCGGGCGGCAGGAGACTTGAGCAGGCTTCAGGGCGAGAACCTCCGGCTGCGGTCGCTGTGCGGGCTGGCGGCGAACCAGCCGATACCGGAGATAATGTCGTGAGTGAGAGCCTGAGAAGAACTGACGCCACACGCACTAGGTAACGCCGCATGAACCTCGCCGCCGCCGCCGAATTCCAGCAGGAGATCGCCCGCCTCCAAGCGGTCATCGACTCACTACGTCAGGAGGTGCGCGAGCAACGCCGGGAGATCGCCGGCCTGCGCGAAGAGCGGCGAGCGATACTCGACGCGGATCGACCGAGGGTGGATCAAGCGCTCGGAGGATGACGCCCATCCCATATGCGAAAACCATCAGTAATGAGTGTTTTTCACATACGATTTGGGCGGCCGGAACTAGGTAACTTCACAAAGAATTAGGTAGTAAACTAGGTAATACCACTCACTTTGCTCGCCGTCATACCGGCTGGACGCCATATCCAGCCAACTGGACGCTGCCCTCATAGTCAGCGGCTGCCGGCGGGCTGCCCCGAGGCGTAACGCGGCCCGACAACGGCTTGGCGACGAGTGGACCGGGACAGTGGCACAGCGATCCCGGCGGGCAGGCACCGCACCGATAAAGCGGCCAGCCGAACCCGCCGGGGTCGCGTTCTGGAGAGTGGAACATGAAAGAATTCGATACACCGCAGCCCATCGACATCGTCATCCGCCTGCGCCAGACGCGGGCCGAAATGATTGGCACTGACGACGAGCAGCACTACTGGGACTGCCATGATGCGGCCGACGAGATCGTTTCGCTGCGGGTGTTGCTGAAGCGGCAGAGCGAGGCGGCACATCAAGCAGTCACAATGATGGGCAGGTACGCCGAGCGATACGGATTCCTGCTGGGCGGGCTGGAGATGGTTGCCATCGGGCATACGACGGCCGAAAGGGTGTTGAGGTGTGCGAGAGACAAATACCCGGAAGACCCCGCAAGTACCCCGCAAGTAGCCCGCAGAACGCACAAGAACAGGAGCGGCGAGACATGGACACTGAGAACACGCAAGGCGCGGCCGAGCCGTCTCCTGCATCCGCTGGTTCTCAGCCGGTGGCGTGGGCTGTCTGGTCGCCATCTTTCGGCTATCCGTTTGGCGATGCGGCAATCTTCAAGCGGAACGAACTTGCAATCGAAATGTGCGTGATGAATGGGTACGGCGTTGACGACATTGTTCCGCTGTATCGCAAGCCGATGTTGGCAGACGAGGAGTTGAAAGCGATCCGAAGGGCGAAGGCAGTGGCACGCGAGATGCACGACTCGCGAATAGAGGCTGCGCTGGGTGGCCTACTGGAGCGGCTAGGCTGAGAACGGCTGCATTGAGCAGCCCGAGAGGGGACTTTGATATGACGCAGGACGATGCCGGGTCTGCTCCAATGCTTGGTTCTCAGCCGGTGGCGTGGGCTGTTGTGCGCACCGATGGGGAGTTTGAGTGCGTGCGCGAGTTGGAGGATGAGGCCCGCGAATACGCTGCATGGGTGCGGTCGGAGATGGGCGGGCAATACGACGTTCTGCCACTCTACGCCAGCGACAGGTGTCCTCACATTCTCGGAAAGACGACGCACTACTGCTCGCTCAACTTCACGCTCACCAATGCGGAGCGGGCGGCGATCAGCGAGGCTTGCGACGAGGGGCGATGGTATCCACGCGATTACCACCATATTCGCACGCTGCGCGGGCTGCTGGAACGGCTAGGCTGAGAACTTGTGTTTACACGGTCCGTATAACACGCCGCTTCCGTATATCACGCCGCCCCACTCATACGCGAAACTCATCGCAAAACGACTGATTGCCAATATGATCGGGGCGTCGCGATCAGACGGCGCAGCCGCTCGTCGCCCGCCACCACGCCACGGTCTCGGCGATCCCTTCTCGCAGCGTGACCTGCGGCTCCCACCCGAGCACCTTGCGTGCCAGTGAGGCGTCGACCGCACGGCGAGGCTGGCCGTCCGGCTTCGAGGAGTCCCAGCGGATCGTGCCGTGATGCTCGCACTCGCCGGCGATCAGTTCGGCGAGGTCTCGCATCGTCACCTCGCCGCCGCCGCCGAGGTTGACAGGCTCCGGCGTCTCGATGCGTTCGGCGGCACAAAGAATCCCTTCGGCCGCGTCGGCGACGTGCAGAAACTCGCGGCTGGCACTTCCGGTCCCCCAGAGCGTGACGTCGCCGGCATCGCAGAATCGCCGGATCATGGCTGGGATGACGTGGCTGGACGCCGGGTCGAAATTGTCCCCGGGGCCGTACAGATTGGTCGGGATCACGACGGCCCCCTCCATCCCGTACTGGGCGTGGTACTGCTTCAGGAGTTCGTAGACGGCCCTCTTCGCCACGCCGTACCCGGCGTTCGTCGGCTCTGGGTAGCCGTTCCAGAGGTCTTCCTCCTTGAACGGCACGGGCGGCGAGACGGGGTACGAGCATACCGTCCCGACGGCGACCGTGCGGCGGCACTCGTGCAGGCGGGCGGCCTCGACGACGTTCAGGCCCATCGCGAGGTTCGCGTATGTGAACCTGCCCGGCGTCCGCATATTGGCGCCGATTCCGCCGACCTCCGCGGCCAGATGCAAGACGACGTCCGGCCGGCAGGCTGCGAACAGTCTCGCCGTGGACCGCGGGTCGGTCAGGTCGCACACGCGCCGCCGCGGCACGGTGACCTGCGTGCAGCCGCGCTCCTCGAGCAGCCGGCACACGACGCGGCCGAGGAACCCTGCCCCGCCGGTGACCAGCACACGGCAGTCAGCGAGACTGAGCGACGACATACTCCTGCCTCGCGAGTTCGATGTCTGCCTCGACCATCAGTCGGACCAGTTCGTCCGGCTGCGTCGCCGGCCGCCATCCGAGGACTCGCTCGGCCTTCGCGGCGTCGCCGAGGAGGAAGTCGACCTCGGCCGGTCGGTAGTAGCGGAGGTCGATCTCGACGTAGTCGCGGTAGTCCATGCCGGCAGCGGCGAACGCGGCCTCGCAGAACTCGCGGACAGTCTGCGTCTTCCCGGTGGCGATGACGTAGTCGCCCGGCTCGTCCTGTTGCAGCATGAGCCACATCGCCTCGACGTAGTCGCCGGCGAAGCCCCAGTCCCGCATGGCATCCATGTTGCCGAGGAAGAGTTTGTCTTGCAGGCCGTGCTTGATCCGGCCGACGGCCCGCGTGATCTTCCGCGTCACGAAGGTCTCGCCACGGCGTGGGCTTTCGTGGTTGAACAGGATGCCGCAGGAGGCGTGGAGGCCATAGGACTCTCGGTAGTTGACGGTGAGGTGGTGGGCGAAGGTCTTCGCGCACCCGTAGGGTGATCGCGGCTTGAACGGCGTTGTCTCGTTCTGCGGCTCCGGTGACGCATTGCCGTACTGCTCGCTCGACGACGCTTGGTAGACGCGGCAGTCGGGGACCGACCGGGCGGCCTCGAGGACGTTGAGCGTGCCGAGGGCCACGCTTTCTGCCGTGTAGTGCGGCTGGTCGAACGAGACGCGGACGTGTGACTGCGCCGCCAAGTTGTAGATTTCGTCCGGCCCGACCTCGCGGACGATCCGCATCAAGGCGCCGCCGTCGGTGACGTCGCCGTAGTGCAGGTGGAGCGAGTCGAAGATGTGCTCGATGCGCTGCGTGCCGAACGTGCTCGAGCGGCGGACTATACCGTGTACGGTATATCCCTTGGCGAGAAGGAACTCTGCCAGATAGGAGCCGTCCTGCCCCGTGATCCCTGTGATGAGTGCTGTAGGCATGGCGGCATTGTAGCGTTTTGCCGCCTACGAATCGCGTCCTCGCCAGAATGCCCACGCCCCCGCCACGAGCGGCGGCAGCCAGATGGCCCACGCCTGCGGCACCTGCCAGCCGAGCGAGCCGCTCGCCACGATTGCGAGGACGCCGACGATGCCTCCCGCGATACGCCAGCCGCACGCCGACAGGACGGCCGCGACGAGTCCGAGGAGGAGCACGGTCGCGACAATTGCCGCGACGAGGAACGCGAGGGACTCCATCACTCCGGCCCCGCCACTACGCCCTCTGCCACGCCCACCTTCGCCACGTACTGCATCAACGCCCCCACCGCCGCCGCGAGGTCGGGATCGGAGTCGGCTCCCGCGAGCAGGTCGCGTACGTGCAGCCGGATCGGCTCGGCGGGTGCCTCCTCCACGCCGGTCTCGGTGGTGCGGAATCGGACCAGCGTGACGCGGGCTTCGGCTTCGCCTCCTGTCACGCTTGACACTACGATTTCACGGACCCACAGGCGGTCGTACGTGGCTGCGTAAGACAGCGGCTCGGCAGCGTACAGCGTGGGGATGTCAGGCATTGATCCTCTCCTCTAGTGCGGCGATGCGTGCGTTGCTTTCTTGCAGTGCCTTGATCAACACGGGCACCAACTTTTCATACGCCAACCCCAGATGGTCGCCGCACTGCGCGACCACGCTGTCGGCGTAGTCGGTGCCCGCGAGTGCCGCCTGAGCCTCTTGTGCGATCAGTCCGACCTGACGCTCGGTGGCGAAGTTGCGGTCGCTCTGCGGTATGAAGTCGAACGCGACGGGTCGCAGCGATTCGATGACGCTGGTGGCGTCGGTCAGCGATTCGACGCGAGTCTTGAAGCGGGCGTCTGAGGTGGCGATCGTCGCGTTGGTGGCGTAAATCTGGGAGTTGACTTGCAGAAGGTAGGCACCGTTGTCGGTGGTGGTGCCGATGAGTACCTCACCGCCCAGCGCCTGCATGTAGATCGGATACGAAACGGACGATCCGAAACTCTGGCACTGGATGTACGTGCCTCCAGTGCTTGTGTTTACTCCTCCAATGCCAAGCCCATAGCCTGCCGAGAAGTTCTCAATCGTCAGAGGGTAGTATGTTTTCGCACCAAGCGCCGGAGTGCCGTTTGCAGATTGATACAGTGACGACGTGCCGACGATGTTCAGTCGCTCCGTCGTCATCTGCGTCCCAATCCCCACATTCCCGCTCGCATCCACCCGCACCCGCTCAAGCGAGTCGGTGACGATCGACAGCGAATTTGCACCGCCGACCTGCTGGATGCCCGTATCGTCGTCCCCGCTGATCGCCAGTCCCGGCTTGTACGAGCCGCTGCTGCCGCTGCCTGCGGTGACGAAGCATTGCCCAGCCATCACCGTCTGCGCGACACCTGTGCTGGCATCGGTGCGACACCGCATCACCTCGCTTAGGCTGCCTGCACCGCCGCCCGTCTGCGCGAAGAACACCAGCGCGCCAGCGTAGTTCTGTGATGCGGACGAGTCCTTGACGCCCTGAATCGCGCCGAATCCGTAGTCCGCAGTGCTGTTCCCTGTCTGGCCCTTGAAGAACACAGTTGGTCCGACATTGACCGCAGCGGTCGCCGTAGAGGTAAGGACAACAGTATGAGACGTGCCGTTTGCCGGTGCAGAACCGACGCTGCCAGACACGGAGACGCTTCCCGACGTAACCGCCGCCGCACCGGTGAACGCCGGACTCGCCGTCGGCTGCACGGACAGCACCGTGCGTGCCGTCGCGGCGTCCAGTTCCTCCACGTCGCCTGCACCCGCAGACGAGCGACCGAGAATGCGGTTGGTGGCGGAGACGTTCTGGAGTTTGGCGTAGGTGACGGCGTCGTTCTGAATCTTCGCCGTGCTGACGGTGTTGTCCGTCGGCGTGCGGGTGTCGCTGAGACGCGAGTCGTTGCCCTGACACGCGGTGCCGCCACTGGTCCCGTACGTCACGCTCACCGTGCCGTTGATTGACACGCCCAGCCCCGAGCCGACGATCATCGCACCGGCGGCACCCGTCGTCGCGAGTGGCAGGTGACCGCACTGGCCGCGATGGCGATCGTCGTGTTCGACGCCGCCGTCAGGCGACCGTCAGCGCCGACGGTGAACGTGGCGACCTGCGTTGCCGAGCCGTAGGACGCTGCGGACACACCGCTCGCGGCGATTGTCGGATTCGGGTATGTGCCTGCGAGCGAGCCGCCTGCACTGCCCGTCGGAGTGCGGGAGTCGGAGAGCCTCGCGTCATTGCCGATGCACACGGTGCTCGAAGACGAGCCCGTCGGAATGCGGGCAATGTCCAGCGTGCCGGACGTGATGTCCGACGCTGCGTGCGTGTGCGACGACGACGCCTTGCCATCGAGCGCCGTCTGAAGCCCGGTCACGTCGGAAATCGCGTGCGTGTGGCTGCTTGACGCCTTGCCGTCGAGGGCGGTTTGCAGCCCCGTTACATCAGAGATCGAGTGCGTGTGCGACGCGAGGGCGTAACTCTGGAACGTGAACGACGTGATGACGTTCGAGGCGTCCTTGAAATACAGAACTTTGTCGGCGTAGTTCAGTGCCAACTCGCCGTGCAGGAGCGACGACGGGGCCGATGCTCCGGGCGTGCCGTTGCGCTTGAGTTGGACCGGCGTTGGCACTAAAAAGACCCTCCATCGAGCGTCTCAAGAAACGCCACCGACGTGCCGGACGCGGAGTAGGTCAGGATGCCGTCGGTCGTGCCGCCCTGCACGGCAGAGACCGTGTCGAGCGCGTTCGACCCGAGGACGCTGCCCTTCGGCACGGTCGCGAGGCCAGTTCCACCCTTCGTAGGCCCGATCGCCGTTGCAGACCACACGCCGGTGGTCACCGTGCCGAAGG